GGTCCTTTCTATTGTACCAATACTTGTGCTCCTGTATTCCATGCACCACCGTACTATGATCGCGGTTGAAGTACTGACCAATCATTGTAGTGGTCATGTGCCGGTTCTCATACATATAGTTGTACAGGTAGTACCTCTTGCTTACTATATCCTGCTTTCTGCTAGGAGTGTTTAGCTGATACTTTTGGATGATATCCACTATATCCTCATTTAGGACCTTGCTTAGTTCAAATAATTCCTCACTCATATCTCTTGAATTTTATAGCCCCATTGCAGGTACTGCTCTAGGGTTTCGGGTTCCTCATTCTCTTGATAAGCAAAGTTAAGCTGTCTTAAATATCCTTTCTCATCCATTCCCATGTAGCACCATGTGCCACCCTCTGGCTCTACTTCATCCTCAAGCCACATTCTGTAGTATTTTACGTATTTCATTTTTTATCAATAAAGTATTTATAATAGTTATCTTTTTTCACGTTATATTCTAGCTTTTCAAATAGCTTAAAATATCTGTAGACCGTTCTCTCACTGGTACCTAAGTACCTGGATATTGCCATCACTGTTCTCGGTTTTTCCTGCAGCATAGCTAATAGCCTTAGTACCCTATATATTTTGTGTTGGTTCATTAGTATAATCTTTTAGGGTCATTAACTCCCTTGAACAGGTTGCTTGTAGTAGCTATCATTCCGGTAGCTTTCATGAAGTCAACCTCAGCCTTAGCACTGTTTATCACTGAGTTAGACAGGTTAGAAATTGCCTGAGCCTTTTCTACCTCAGTAGATAGTTGTTCAGGTGTTAGCTCATCATCATTTAATCTCTCTAGAGCTGCAAAGAGGTGATCTCTAAGATCGTTCATTCCGTTTCTTGCCATTGTTTATTGTTTTATTAAGTTTACTTTTTAATTTCATGACCTGCTGCAGCTCCATTGGGAACCTTTGGATGCTATTCTTAGTCATGTTTTGTATCATTGGGATACATTCAAGGTTGCTCAGTTCTAAGTTCATGGTATTACCATCAATGAACCTCACTATGTGCTTAGGAGGGATAGGTCCATTCGCTTGTTCCCATGTCAACCTGTGTGTTAAGGCCCATTTGCTATCTGCTAATTTTGTGTAGTGATACAATCTACCTGTTGAGTCCTTTCGGATGCTAGTTGCATTGGCCTCCCTGGTGTTGAATGGCTTATTACCTTTCTTAAACATGGTAGCAGCTGCGTTAGTTAGCAATAGGTTAGGACATTTGATACCTTTGTTGAATGGCACATGACCTTTATCAAATCTGGTATGCTTACCTGCATTCAATATCAAAGCCCGGTTAATTGCTTTCTTAATCTTAGGGTCTTTCTTTATCCCTCTGTTGTACGTTCTATTGTACACTTGGGATGCGGTCAACCCTAGATACTCACCTAACACCTTAGCAGGGATGTATGGGTATAGTATTTCTAGTATCTTATCTTGTCGCATATCTTCTCAATTACAAAGTGTCCGTAAATGTGAGTTCCTGCTGCCCTGAATTGTTGGAGTTTCCAATGGCAGAGTGCTTTGGTAGGGAACTCATAGCTCTCTGCGATACGTCTTTCATAGTAGTACAATAATCTATACATGTGTTCTTACATTTTAAGTATTCTAAATATAGGGAGGTATTAAAGGAGCCTCCCTTGTCTCCTGCAAATGACTGCTTGGTCCACCATCTCGCCATCTCTGATATATCTCTATGCATCATACCTCCACTCATCCTCATCAAAATAATTCATAGGGTCCTGCATGTCTCTAATCATGTCAGTATCCTGGATGCACCAAATAATCTCCTCATTGAGTTGGTCAAGTTCTGTATCAGTTAGGATGTAATCAAGCTCCACCTCACCACTCACCTGAGTAGCTACCACATTAGTGATCTCCACCTCATAGCTTTCATCTGTTATGTTAGTTATTTTGAACTCACAGTTACCATGCACATCATCAAAGTCAAAATAAGCTACTTCAATTCCTATTGTTACTTGCATATCATAAAGATTAAAACGTTATACATTGCTACCATGGTACCCACGACCACAGCAAAACTTGCCACTACATTAAATAGTTCTTTTTTCATCGGTTAGCGTTTAAAATGGTTAAAAAATCTTCGGTGTTATCTAGTGCTGTCTGAGTCATTTCCTCAGTAGCTTCAACAAGCAGCTGCTCTAGGAATAAAGCAAGTACCTCTGCATTGTTTTCGTGTGTCTTGATAAAGTCAAGGGCTCTTTCAAACTGTTTCATAACTAAATTTTTAAGTGTTAATACTTTGCGAAGATACACAAAGTTTCATATATGCAAACAATTATGCATAATTTTCCACAAATTTAGAATGAGTCTAAATAAGATAAGTGGTAATATAACTCCTAAAAGTGTGTTAAATTGTACTTTTTAAGGCGATAAGCTTAAATAATCACCGCAAAAATCAGGCTATAGACTTACGCTTGTAGAGATATTCCTGATACTTAGTGAACACCAGGTGATTGATCTTATGATGTTTTTTACATTCTCTACATTGTAGCCAATGATGTACAGTGCCTGCAGCAGTAACTACTTTTTTATTGTATCGGAAGTTAGCAGCTCCACATTCAGGGCATTCATACTTTTCACCTCCATGCTGTACTGCATAGTTATGGTTAACAATGGCATAGCTATTTAGTTTCTCAAATACTGCCTCCAATACCTCCACATCCATCTTACAATAGGCCACCATCTTATCAAGTGCCTCCTGGTCCTTGCGAAAAACTATATCTTTCCACAGGTCAAGTCCTCCTGTCTCCATCTTAGCACCTACCTTGAGTAGCTTAGCTATGTAGTCAAGCTTGTTGCTATTAAAATTAAAGTACTTTTTAGCCCATTTAAGCGTGTCTATGGTCTTAGGTGATGGCATGAACTGAATGCCATGGAATAAAGCTCTTGTACGTATCCATTTGAGGTCAAACCTATCCCCATTGTGAGCCACAATCTCATCAGCTTGAGCTAGAACTTTGACAAACTTCTCAATCATTTGCTTATCACTCTGTGATTTGGACCATGTTAGGCTGTGAATTTCATCCTCACCTTCCCATTTATAGCATATGCAGATGATTGCTCTCTCGTGGATGATATCCTGAGGTTGGATACTTAGGTTGTATCCTGTTCTCCAGAACACACCGACATTGAATGAAGTCTCAATGTCATAAAATAGACGTTTTCTCATAGCTTAAATAGCAGGGCAATCCTATCTAGTAGCCCCTTTTGAATTAAAAAACGGAGCAATATACCCAAAATAAACGAAACAATCACAGGCCACCATAATATTTTATACTTGACTACCTCTTTAGCTTGAGCAGTTTTGTAGATAGTCTTACCTCGTATCCTTTCAACCCTGGTCTTATATCTATACTCAATCCTTGTTTGCCATCTTGTTTTTGGAACGTACACATTATTGAATTGTATCACCGTATCCTTAGTTGTGTAGAACTTTTCCCATACGATAGTATCATTGATGATCACTGGGATGCTGTCCACTGTAGTAATGCGGATGGTATCACTATCTTGTACTACTTTAAGTCCGTTCTTTAATGCTTTCTTATAGTGCCATTGAGCACGCTTAGGAGCTGAGCAGGATGTCGCAAATATAGTAGAAACTAGCGACAAAATAATTATTGAAAGTCTCATGTGCTATAGGCTTTGTAACATCTTAATCATTCGGGGGCATGGGTAAATATCCGCCTTGTCTTTACGAACACTGTTATGTGTATAAATCCCTGGAGCACCTTTGAATGCTTCCTTATCTATGCTGAATATCTCTGACCGGTAAGTCTTAGGAATATCATATGTATCACACAGGTACTCCACCAATTGCCGAGTGCTTTCAATCTGCTCATCCGTATATTTGTACCAATGGATATTACCCTTGTATGGTGTATCTAATGTAGTGACCATTGCTGGGTCCACCACTCCCTTGACATAGTTGTAGTACTTACCATCCTTTAGCTTCAATGGTCCCCAATTACATATCTCAATACCTACTGAAAGTTTATTTAAGTTTTGGTACTTGAGTCCATGTACTGAGAAATCTTGACTATCTATGCCCAGGTGATAAGCCCAATGCTTAGATGAAAAGCACTGTACTATTGTACCTCTTTCACCTATTACAAATGCAGTAGCAATCCTATCTGAGTTACTATTCCACCAACGTGATACAGCTACAGCATTACCATTGCCTGCAGTATGGTGTAGATAGATTTGTTTTTTCTCAGACTCCTCATGGAAGTACTGTGCATTAGATAGGCGTTCCTGTAATATCTTGCTTGTGTCTAATTTCATCCACCTCTTTTTTAATATCCTTAGCTCTAGCCAATAAGTTTTTCATTGACTGCCATAGGTCAAGTCCTTTGACTGCTTTGTAGTTTTCGTTTATACTCATCACCTCAATGGATACTAGGATGAGTGCAAGTATCTTAGTAAGCAGTAACTCTACTGAGAAAAACTGCAGGATGATATGATTAAGAATGAATTGGTCAATCATGTAGAACATGATAACGGTTACTTCATAGAGTAACATCTTGCTAATAATTGCAGATAAGCCTCTTCTTGTGATTGGTACCTTACGTTTAATGCTCTTCCATACCCCTGTGATAGTATCAAGTACGATCACAAAGCCTACTAAAAACAATAGCCCTGAAATAGGCATTAAGAATGCACTAATGGTTGCCAATAGTTTTATCCAATTGGCTTTCATTGTAGCTAGTAGTATGGTGAGCTGTGATTGCATTACAAGATTAGGATGCTGTTATTGTATCCATTCTCAAGGAAGTTACCACACATACCTGTGCAAGTCAACTGATACGGAGTAATACATGAGCAATGGTTAAACATTGGCCGTAGGTCAGTATCCATGTTGGTAGTGGATATGAATATAGGGAACAAGTTTTTGTTAGCTAATAGCCATCTGATAAGACGTTGCTCAAAGAAACTAGCTTTCTGTGCATAGTGTTCCATCCCAAAAGATACCTCATTTCTGGATACGCTTGCAGAATAATCACCGTTTT